AGGCGGCGAAGCAGGCCGTACGGTCTGCGGACCGTCGGCGCTTGCCCGAAGTCGGTGCGCTCGATCTCGACGTGAACTGGGACTCGGAACTCGACGCGATGCATGCTGACCTCCGAGCCGATGGCAGGCGTCGAACCTGCGGACGATGGACCCGTACGGGCGTCGGGGGCGTATGCCAATACCAACCCGACTTCGCAATCCATCGTCGTACCTTCCATCATCGGCACACCGGCGATCGCCGGGGCGGGTTCCAGTCTCGGGCAGAGGTTTCCCGCTCCTCTGTATCCACGGTCCGCCGGCTCACAGCCAGCGTCCTCCCCGATGCTATGCGCCGTCCATGACGGCTTCCTCCTCCGGCGTGGGCGGGCGATCGCCTTCGGCGACCGGCGCGCGCGGCGTCTTGGGCAAGCTGTTCTTGAGCGCCTGAGTTCCCTTGCCGCCGCTGTTCTTCGTTGGCTGCGCGGCTGCAGCGGGCGCGGCCGGGTCGGTGACCTGGGCCGGCGCCGGTCGCGTGGCCGGATTGGCTTTGGCGCGCTCCTCGATGCGCTCGGCGAGGACCTCCGACCACACGAGTTCGCGCTCGCGGAGACCGGACAAGATCTTGGACAGCTGCACGAACTCGTCGCGCGTGCCCTGCTCTACGGGATGCCCGAGCCATTGGACGATCTCGCTGGGCCGCACGCCCACCTCGCCGAACCCGTCCAGCATGCGCTTCTTCGCGGCCGCCGGGTCCTTTGCTTCGCGGTCGGCAGCGACCTTCTTGCACAGCTCGAACGCCTCGTCCTGAATCTCGCCAGGGACCAGCCGCAGGATGGCCTTGCGGCTGGCCTTACTGATCTCGGCTCCGAGCTTGGCCGCGAACCGCTGCTCGTTTGCCTCGACGATGAACACGCGGTCGCCGTACGAGTTCACGCGCTCGCTAAGCGGGCGCTGCCCCTTCTTCAGGTTCTTGACCTCGGCGGTCTTGGTGACCGTGATCATCTCTTCCCAGGATCCGCCGCTCTCGTAGTCGAGCGCTGTGATCTGGACCATGCGGACCACAGCATCGTCGTGGAGCACGCGAGCCGTGCACGCCATGTTCCCCATCCGGCGTAGCGCGACCTCGGCGAACCGAATCGAGAGGCCCTCGGCGAAGACGTCTTTCCACTGGCCGGTCTCCTCATCCTTCTCGCGGCCGACGGGGCGTGCGTAGGTAGCAACCTCCGCGAACCCTGGCCGCTTGCATTCGGCGATGATGTCGGCTCGCACGTCGTCGAAGTTGCGCGGCCGGCGCATCGCCATGATGTACCTGGCCTCGACCATCGCTCGCTCCTGGGCGGCAACGGCCTCGGTCATGGGGTTCTGCACGGCCAGGCTCTGCCCTGCGAAGTCACGCCGCGCCACATAGCCCGCGCGTTCCGGGCTGGTCAGCGCGCCGCGCGGCTGGTTGTCCTGCTGGTCGTAGTTATCGTCGGTCAAGGTCATTGCTCCTTGGCGCTCGCTGGCGCCTTCCATGTACGAGGGAAACAGAACGGCCGATTCCCCGGAACCTCGGTCGTGTACTTGGCTTCGGTTCGCTCGCTGACCCCCTTCAGCGAGCGAGACATCGCCTGGACCAGATCATACACCTCGCGAGCGGTGATTGCCGCGCGGCTGTTGCTTCCGATCGGGTCATGGCCGGCGCGCTCGAGGCAGACCAGCGCCCGGTCTACAACCTCCTCAACACCGGACATCACGAGACGCGCATCCGCCGCCATGTCGCCGGCGCGGGCCGCGTGGTCAATGCGCCGGCTCGGCTTGTTGCGCTTCCAAGTGATGCGCTCCATCTTGCCGCGCTCGTTGGTCCATGTCATGCCCTCGTGCTCGCCGAGCTTCAGCTTGAGTGCCTGAATGATCGTCTCGTGCTCTTTCTCGAGGTCGGCCGCCTCGGCCCGGATCTGCTTCGCACGAGCGATCGAGGCGTGGATCTCGTCGTCAGGCTTGAGCTCGATGAGCGCGCCGGTGCTCGCTTTCCATCGGCGATTCAGCCAGTCCGTGAATGCCTCTGACCCATCGGGGTCCGGCGCCACGCCGCCGCGGACGTTGTCGACCAAAAACCGCTCGCATAGCTCGCGCAGCCGACCGATCAGCTCCTCGTCTCGAAGGACCGTGAACTCGACGGGCTGGCCGTCCAGAAAAACCACATGGTCCCAGCGCTGCAGGCCGGTCACCGCCATGTTCCACATGTCCTGGCAGATCTCGTGGAGTGGAATCTCGTCGGTCCCGGGAGCGCCATAGAGGTGCGCGAGTCGGATCGTGTGGCACTTGATCTCGAGGCCGCGGTCCGGGTCCAGGGCGCCGGCCGGGTAGCACACTCCATCGGGTGATGCCATCATCCATTCCGCGTCCGGGTGCACGAGCGTGCCGGGGACCTCGATGCGCATCCCGTGGCGCTCGGCGTAGTCGGCCCGGATGACGGGCTCGAGCAGATCACCCCATCGGGTGCGGTCCGTGTCGACCCACGGCGGTGATTCTCCCCGCTTCTCCTGCCACACCGAAATCGGTGAGCGCTCGGGATGCACGCCGACCACAGGGGCGACGTCAGTAGCCGTGATGCCTTCGAGGCGACGTGCGATCTGGACTGGTGTCAGCATCGATGAACCTCCATTTCGCGCTGCTGGTCGACCGCGAGCGCGAGCGTTCGTGGCTGCTGGTTCTCCATGGGGCCTCGCGGACTACCACTCGCCCGTCGGCGCCGCTGGCATGTACAGCATGTCGCACTGCCCGTGCACGCAGTCGCTGCAGGCGCCGCCGGGCGGCGGACAGTCGTAGTTGCTGATGCACCACTGGCCGCACAGCTCCAGTCCCGTGGGAGTGGACGCGAGCGCGACCGGGATCGCCAGTGGCGCGGCCACGCCGGTATACTGGGACGCGCCGCCAGCGTGCGCAGCGACCACGAAAGCGAGCAGAAACATCAAGCTCAGGATCATCTTCTTCATCGGTATCTCCTCGGGCCTCGTCAGCCCCGTCGCGGCGCGCTCCGACACGCCGTCACGGGGACGCCGGTCCCGCGCGGTCAGAACGGCCACTCATTGTCGCTCGCGTCCGGTGGAATCGGGTCGTACTTCACCGTGGACGCCGCGCGGTTCAGCGCCCACAGCCGGAACCTCGCGATCGCTCGCGCTGGGACGCCGGCGATATCGTGGACCGCGAGCCATAAGCGACCGCGCCGCGAGAGGATGTGATCGCCACCCACGGCGCACCGCCTCTCGCAGCTTGCCCATGCGGGCGCCGACGATATCGTGCCAGTGCTCGGTCGGTGCCAGATCGGCCGCGTCGAGCAGGTTCTCGACCAGCGCGGCGAGAGCGAGCGCGGTGTTGTTCACGACATCCTCTCCGATCGCGCGAAAGCTGTTCAAGTTCATCGCGATGCCCTCTGGCGTCATCGGTTCACGCGCCACGTCCCCCCGCCTTCAGCAGCGCGTCCTGCCTCGCCACCTCATCGCGCAGCACGCGGTTCTGCCGCTTGGCCTCCTTCCAGCTCGCGAACCAGAATCGGCTCGCGCGCTGGTCCGCGTCCTTGTCGTCGCGCTCGAACGGCTCGGCCTCGTTCGACAGGGCGGCGCGCAGTTCTCCGTTCTCCGCGCGGAGAGCGCGCAGCTGGTGCAGAAGCTCGTCGTAGCTCGGCATGACCACCATGGGAGCGCTCACGACGACCTCACCGGGAACCAGCCGACCTGTCTCCGGCGTCTCTCGATCTTGCCCTGCTGATGGAGCTCGGTCAGCATGTCGGACAGCCGGATCTGGATTCGCTTGACGCTCGCGGGCGGCAACCGCTGCAGCGCCGCGATGACCTCGTGGTCGCACTCGATCTCGCCGCGGCGGACACCAGGACGGCGCTCGATCGCGGAGACCAGCGCGCCTGCGAGCAGGGTTCGATGCTCGGGCGTGAGAGCCGGGGAGCTCACAGCGCCGCGCTCCCGCAGACCGAGTACCGACCCTCGATGACCCGGCGAACCTGAGCGAGCACATGGCGCTCGGTCACGGCCTGGTGCGCGCCAACCGGGCCGTAGTCGCGCACTGCCTGATCGATCACGGCCTCGCGGTTGTGGATGTACTCCATCAGGTCGAGCTCGAGCGTGCTCACGGGACCGGCTCCCAGATCTTCACCGTCTTCTCGACCTGCTGAACCTTCACCGCCTCGATCGGGTAGGTGCTCTGGTCGCCTTCCTCATGGTGCTGGTGGAACCAGGCTGCCCAGTGGCTGCCATCGGCCTCCCACACGAGCCTGACCTTGCGCCCGTGTCGCCATGGCGCTGAGTCAATCTCTTCGGCGTCATCGAAGGATTCCAGATCCGCCAGCTCCTGCTGTGTGAACGTCCGCTTCATCGTCGCTATCGTCCTTTCGCGGCGCTCCCGTTCTCCTTCACGAGCGAGGTCTCCGGAGCGCACACACGTTCTTACGACAGACCGGGCGCTGGCGTCAAGCTCCGAGTGCGCGCTTGACACACTCCCGCGAACGTGCGAGCGTTTTCGCCCATGTCACGAACACCAACGACAGGTAGGCGGCTCAGCGCATGGCTCGCTCACAAGAACCTAACCATGCGCGAAACAGCGCGGCGCAGCGGGGTCTCCGTCCAGACGATCAGCATGGTCGCGTCCGACGAGAGCGACATCGCGGTCGGCAAGCTCGCGCTCGTCTGCCACAAGGCGCTCGACTGCTCGCTGCACCAGTTCTTCGGCCCGCTGCCGGAGCGTGCAGCGTGAGCGACTGGCGACCGAGCGAGCCATCGCGTGACGAAGAGCAGCGCATCGAGCGCGAGCGCGACGCGAACCGCTGCAACCTGCATCAGGACTGCGCCGCCGCAGACGCCGAGGTCAAGGCCAAGGGCGGGCGCCGCGCGCATCGTGATGGCTGGGCGGAGGGTCGCCAGGTCCGCGCCGGCGACCTGATCATGAGCGCGTTCCACTGTTCCATCGACGACTGCGAGGACTGTTTCGGATGCTGACCGTCGCCCTGATCGTACTCGCGTGCGTGATCTTCGAGATGCTCCTCCCGATGCCGGAGCGGCGCCGTGGGT